TATCCATTATGGGAATCAGTGTTGATGTACTCAAGATACTGGAAAAGGACGAACAGGAACGCATCAAGAGACAGATTACATCCGAGGTAGATAAGTTCTATGGTATGGTTCCCAAAGGGTACCAGTACTATAATGGTGAGTTCGGTGTATTGTGTGATGAATGGAAGGGTAAGTTGACTTGGGATTACTTCAAGAACGAAGTTATTCTAAACTGTACCAACCTACTGCACGGTGCATTCGGCAAGTTGATTGACAAGTTCAAAGAGATATGGGACACATTGGGTCTACCTAGTCTACCCGTTCTACTTACATTCGATGTGGAGACTTGGATACGTGGACAAATAGATGGGTTCAAGGCACAAGCGATACAATACAAGGAATCTCTAGAGAAACAAGCAGAACAACTGGAGAAGGATATTGAGACTGCGGTCGGTGACGCTAAGAAGGATGCTGAAGAAAGGCTGGACAAGTTGAATAAAGACATCGAAGACTTCAGTGTTGGTGGGTATGTACAAGACCAGTTGAAGGGTATAAGTCTATTCGGTATGTCTCTGCAAGATGTCATTGGGGGTGAGATTGATACCAATGTGAAATGTCCGGAGGAAGAGATTGCAGACCTTGTACGTGCTGCCCGTGACTGGTTCGCACAATGGCAGAAAGAACTCATCAACATGTGGATAAAGAAGATTAAATCATTCCTAGATGCTATAGGACTGGGTGCACTACTCGACTTCCTAACGTTGACTTTCTGTGATGTACTCGGTCTGATAGGAATCCCAACATCATTTGATTTAACTTTACCTGAATTACCTGAAATCGATGTTGCGGTTTCTGTATAAATAGTACAAAAAGAGTTTAACCATTATGGCAAAATCATTTTCAATAGAAGACGGCAATCTACAGAACAAACCGATAACAACCACTATTGATAGAATCAATAAAGATATCGACTGTTCGTTTACGCTGAATCCTACTACAGGTGACATATACAAGGTTACCGACGCTAACGCTGTCCGTCAATCTGTAAAGAACCTGTTGATGACACAGAAGGGTACCATGCCATTCAGACCATACTATGGCGCGGGTTTGGAGGACTTACTGTTCTCCCTGTCCACTGATTTGGATGAAGATGATATAGAACAACGGGTACGTTCTGCCATAGACAACTATGAACCCAGAGCGAAACTGAGAGACGTAAGGGTTGCTATTAGACCAGATTATAATTCCGCAGACATAACGATAATCTTCGGTGTGGTGAATACCACCAAGATTGTTACGTTAGGTTTAACTATTGCAAGGACAAGATAAATGACCATTAATACTTCTGACTTAGATTTTTATGATATCAAGTCCAAACTAAAGACGTACTTCCGTAATAGTGGGGAGTTCGAGGATTACGATTTTGATGCAAGTGGTCTATCGAACATTCTGGATGTACTAGCATACAATACACATATTAATGGACTCACCGCTAATATGTCTATTAATGAATCGTTCTTGAGTACTTCTCAGTTACGTTCGTCTGTGGTTTCACATGCAGAGAGTTTAGGATACTTTCCTAAGTCCGTTACTGCTTCACGTGCAGTGGTCAATGTGTCTATCACCATACCATCAGGCCCAGATACATTCACATTAGAAAGGGGTTCGAGTTTCTACGCATCAATCGACGAAACTAATTACGAATTCTTCACTACTGAGAACTACAGTTCAACAAATAATGGTGATACGTTTGTTTTCAATAATGTTATTCTAGTAGAAGGCGAGAGTAAAACCAAGACCTTCCTTGCTGATAGCAATATCGATGTACCTTATGTGTTACCGGATAACACGGTAGACACTTCTACTTTACTGGTGAACGTGTTTCCTAATGGTACCACAGACTATTCCGACATATATCTGGACATCAAACAAGTTTCCACAATAAATGATGAGTCCCGCGTGTACATGGTACGAGAGACCCAGAACGGTAACTACGAGATTACATTCGGTGATGGTAACGTACTAGGTATCAGACCAGAGACGGGTAATGTTATTAGGGTAGAGTATATCTCCACCAATGGCCCCGAAGCGAATGGGGCTAAGGTGTTTACCTTAAACGAGTTTGGTGGTACTGGTTATGTTATAGACGTGACTACGGTATCTAACTCGGCTGGTGGTTCAGACATAGAATCAATCCAATCTATTAAGTTGAATGCGCCTATTGCATATTCGGCACAGAACCGATTGGTCACCGCAGATGATTACACGGGATTGATTCTAAGCAACTACGGTGCCTATGTCGATGACGTGGCCACATGGGGCGGTAATGATAACGTACCTCCGCAATATGGTAAAGTGTTTGTGAGTTTGAACTTCGCGGATGGTCTAAACGAAGGTTCCAAATCTATGGTAGAGGATATGATACGGAGTCAACTTACTTCTAATCTTTCTATCATGTCGATTACAACCGAGTTCGTTGAACCTCGATACACATACCTAGAATTACAGACGTTCTTTAACATAGACCCTGTCAAAAACACAACAACGCCTGAAGCTCTAGAGACTCAGGTGAATGAACTTATACAAAATTACATGTCGGTAAATCTCGATAAGTTCGATTCAGTGTTCCGACGTTCAAATCTTCTAACAGAGATAGACAACTACTCTAATGCCATCCTGAACTCTCGAATCGAAATCACTGTACAACAGGTAATCGATATCACTACGTTGGTAGAGGAATTGGAAGATGAACAAGCGGCCGTTGGTATTCCCTTTGACACTTATATCGAACAAGACTATACGTTAAACTTCCCAGTTATTATATCTGCTCCAGACAATGACGAACACACGGTAACCTCTTCTACATTCAAGTCCAATGGGTTGAACGTGTTCATTAAGAATGAAATAGGTTCGACTAGACTACAGTTGTTAGACCTTAATGGTGTAGTGAAAATTTCTAATATCGGACACTTTGACCCAGCTAAGGGTGAGGTGTTCTTGAATTCATTGCGTGTAGATAAAGAAGGGTACGTGGGTAGAGGTATCAAGATAAGTGCAACTCCTGCTAATCAAAGTACAATCAGTCCTTTGAGGAACTACATTTTATCATTGGATGCTGACACGTCGACCACCAAAGGCACTGTTGGTTCTGGAGTCACTAAGGTTCTATTGTAATGTCACAATTCCTCTCTAATCAATACAGAACGAACACTAAGTTTCACCAGAGTAGTGTAACTCAGATACTTCCTGAATTTTATCGGGAGGAATATCCTGACCTAATTAGGTTCATGGAGACATACTACGAGTATACTGGAGAAGACGGGTCGGTTTCATTCGATGAACAAATCCAAAATCTGTTTAGTATTAGGGACATATCGTCTACCAACATAGAACATCTAGACCTTTTGATTTCTGAAATAAGTGATGGGTTAGAGACTTCTTCATTCTATCAGAACCCACGGTTGATGGCAAGACTTCTTTCACAGTTCTATCGCAACAAGGGTACAAAACTATCCGCTGAACAGTTCTTCAAAGCATTCTATAATGAAAATGTTGAAATAACATACCCTAAACAAAACATCTTCATACTGAACGACAAACCGGGCGGTTCACTCATTGGGCCCGAATCTTTAAAGTTTATTCAGGACAATAAGAAGTACCAGATATTTTCGATTCTTTTGAAAACGGGTATGTCCTTTAATGACTACGAAACTCTTTACAAAAAGTTGGTTCATCCAGCTGGGTTCTATTTGGCTGCGGAAGTAGAGACTCAAGGTATCGCGGATTTGAATCTGCGTGCTGGTGTTACGACCGACCCATTAGAAATACCTAATTACCCAGTTGCTATTCAGGGTACCGCTCTACCTACCGCAATGACTTCTCGATACAACCTGTTGACTATGGAAGAGAATGGTGTGGATACTGGAATTATTATTAGTTCACTAGAGACTCTTAATAGGTTCACCAATGTTACTCTACAGGAACTTGTGGACGATTATGGTACAGTTGCAGATTGGGTCAGTGTTAAAGCAGCATCACTCGATGATGGTAACCTAGATTTATCTTCGGGATACGAAACATTAGATGGCGATGACTATCTCTAATTTTATAAATAGTCAGACAAAATAGGTAACTTAGATGTCCAGACAAATTCTTAATACTGGTGGTGCTGCGAATGACGGTCAAGGTGACACTCTTCGTAACGCGAGCCAAAAAATAAATGATAACTTCTCTGAACTCTACACCCTAGTTGCTTTGGGTGGTGGTAGTGGAGGTGTGTCTGCCGAAGAACTTAAAAATCTCGTGGAGAATGAGGTCAATGCTAAACTAGATGGTATTGATCTGGACGGTAGCACAAATACAGCAACTCTGCTTATATACAAGAGTTCTGATACAGAAACCCTCACTCCCGAAGAAGATATAAACGTTTCTACAACATATACATTCGAGACTGGCGACCTAATCACTACCGTGGGTTCTACATCCAACTTCAATGGTTGGAGCGATGATCTACCCACAACTGGTCGATATGTGTTCATGGTACAGACCACCGTCATCGGTACAGAGGACGATGAAGAGGTTCCTGTTGATAGTTGGTCTGACCCAGTATTAATCTATGACCGTGGGTTACCTAACCTAATGGTTGACATCATAGCTCCTAATGGAAACATCTTCCGTAATGATATAGGGGAGACCGAAGTAAAAGCATTTATAACATCTGATGGAACAGAGATTTCGTCAGAGGACTATAAGAAATTTGATTATGAATGGACAAGTGGCGGTGTGCCTGTCTGTGTCCATGAAACAACAAGATACGTTTCTCATATCGATGGCAACATTGTCGTTGTAGGTGCGGACGGCACATGTCCTATTGGATTTGGTGTACCCGCCACTAACTCTGGAAACGTAGACAACTTCCCTAACGGGGAACTAAAAACTTTAAACATAGAAGCGCAGGCGGTTCCTAATTCCGGCACCTTACCTTTGCAATTAACAATTAACGATAAACAAGAGGATTAAACATGGCTCTTAGAACGGCAACTGCCGCGATAACCCTAACGGACTTGGCCGATGGTCAGAGTTCAGTAACTGCGTTCTTAACTAACGAAAACCACACATTCGCTGCAAATGATGCAGGCGTGGTATCTGATGGCACAAGACGCGACTTTTCATGTTCTGTAAAAGTATTCGTAGGTGG